TTTTATTATCAATACATTATTACCCTCCTCTATATCTTTAGGAGATTTTATATTTATACACCCATATTCTTTTGAGAAATCTATTAAACATGAGTTAGGACGTAGTAAACAGTCTGATATACTAGGCCCCTTATACCTAATAATAATAGGCATTCCATCATTACTAAATAATATATCTCTTCGCTTATGTAGAAAAGTTGGAATTAAATGGGATTATTATAAATTCTACACAGAAAGGTGGGCTAATAGGTTAGCAGGAATTACTTAGAAGTATATAAATAAAGATTAATTTAACCCTCTTTACTCCTTCAAGACAAGAAAATGATACTTGGATTGAAAATAATTGGGAAAAAGTTTGGTTATTTGAAAAATAATACTTACCTTTGCAGTGTCAAAGAGAAGAAGATAAGAAATGTGTTTTAGGATTAAAGAAGTACTACCTTTTTTTTTCTTGATAGTCTATTCATTACTTGCGTATATTTCTAACATAAAGGTAGTACTTCTTTTTCTTTATTTTGTCTTGTGGTGTAAAGGTAACACATGGGTCTTTGGTCCCCACATTGTAGGTTCGAGTCCTGCCAAGACAACAAGAAGATGCCCTCTTAGTACAAAGGACAGTACATAAGTCTTCTAAACTTAGAATATAGGTTCGATTCCTATAGGGGGTACTTGTTATGGGGATGTATACTATGGGTTAGGTCATAGCCCTTTCAAGGCTAAGGATAAGGTTCAAATCCTTACTTCCCTACTAATAGATTATGTGGTGTAGTGGTCTGCATATCACACTGTCAATGTGAAGGCTAGGGTTCAATTCCCTCATAATCTGCCCCGTTTATAAGAAAGTCCTATATCACAGCGGTGATTAGGCAAATGGAAAGGTAACTGAATGGGATTCAGCCTAGTCTTGAAAACTAAGGGAACAGTAAAATGTTTGGGGGTCGGGACCTCATCTTTCCGCTAAATAGATGTGTTCATTGACTTATTGGTAAGGAATTGGAGAGTAAACCTAAAAGGTTTTAGGGACTGTCTGCTAAACAGATTGTACTAGCAATGGTATGTGTTTCGAGTACACTGCTCTCCGCTAAATAATAAAAAATAGGGAATTAGTCCAGTTAGGTTAGGATGCAGCATTTGGGATGCTGAGGTCAAGAGTTCGAGTCTCTTATTCCCTACTAATCATTAATGGGGAGGTAGCATAAATGGATAATGCGCTAGATTTGCACTCTGGAAGATTGGGTTCGAGTCCCACCTGCTCCACATTGTTTTCTTGTTTTTCATAATACTAAGCTTTGCTTGAACCCTCTTTTGGGTAGTTAGAGGTTAAAGAAACTGCCCTATCAATGCTCCTTAGTTCAGTGGTTCAGAATAGTTCCCTTACAAGGAAAAGGTCATAGGTTCGAGTCCTATAGGAGCAACTAATGGGGATATAGCTGGAAGGTCTATGCACTTGGCTGTTAACCAAGAGATAAAAGTTCGATTCTTTTTATCCTCGCAAATTCTAGGTTCTTAGTTTAATTGGCAAAACACTTCTCTCCAAAAGAAGAGTTATGGGTTCGATTCCTTTAGAATCTGCATTATTGGCACATCTTCTAATGGTCAGGAAGCTACTCTGATAAGGTAGTAATCAAGGTTCAATTCCTTGTGTGCCAACTATATTCTGATGTACTTCAATGGTAGAAGACTGCTCTCATAAGGCAGTAGTTAGTGGTTCGAGTCCACTCATCAGAACTAGGTTAATGCCTTAATATACTCACTTAGCTCAGTAGGTTAGAGCAGGAATCTTATACATTCAAGGTCAATGGTTCAAGTCCATTAGTGAGTACTAATGTTCCTATAGCTGAATTGGTTAAAGCAACAGTCTCTTAAACTGTGGACTCTGGGTTCAAGTCCCAGTGGGAACACTCATTTCCCTAAAGCATTGGTGGTGATGCTAGAGACCTTTAATCTCTGGAACTAGGTTCGACTCCTAGTGGGGAAACATAATTGTTTAACTCCAAATTTTACAGTTATGAGAAGAGTTCTTGATTTTATTAAGAAAGCTGGTAATGTTTATGTAAGAATCATTGCTAAGAGTCAGATGATGACTCCTACAGGGTTTATTCCAATACCGGAATAACCCTTCATTTGGAGGTAAACTAATTAGGGGTAGCTTTAATGTGGTGAATTAAAGCAGACTGTAAATCTGCTGCCATGGGCTATTTAAGGTTCGATTCCTTTCTGCCCCACTTCAATAGAAATCGAAGTCCTTGACTTATGGAAGGTGATGCAGGTAGAGATGCAAATAAGTCATTTGGGTACTGGGCAGGTCTGGTGACATTGCGTGAGACTGAAAATCTCAAGAATAAAGTTCGATTCTTTGAGTACCCACCTAATGCCCCTTTGGTGGAACAGGTAGACACAATAGCCTTAGAAGCTATGCTGAAGTAATAGTAAGGTAAGAGTTCGAGTCTCTTAGGGGGTACTAAAAATAATTTGAAAATAATTAAGTAAATGCTTGGTTATATCATAAGTTTTACTTAACTTTGCATTATTAAAATAAGAGAATATGTTTGAGGAAGAGAGTTTATTTACTCCAATAGAATCAGATAGGGATATGTTATCCGGTTCTTCACAACTATTCATAGATTTCTTGAATCAGATTGAAGGTTGGAAGACTAAATGTAAGAATCTACATTGGGCAGCTCCTAAAAAGAATATACATGTATATCTTGATGAGTTCCTTGAAATCCTATCAGACTACCAAGATAGTCTTGCAGAAGGTTACATGGGCATCCTAGGTAAGATGCAGCCTAATGCTATCAAAGGCACTTCAAGTGATGCATTGAATGCTTACACATTTATAGCAGAGGTTAAATCTGCCACCTTAGCATTTTATGCTAAGATACCACAGGATGTTATCTATAAGGGTATTACTTCAGAATGTGAGACTTTCATTCAGAACATCAACAAGTATGATTACTTGTTCCACTTATGTGATATAAGACCATATTAAGACACCGTCCCCTTAGTGTTAATGGTTAGCAAGCTTGTCTTGTAAACAAGAAGAGAAGGTTCAAATCCTTTAGGGGACTCACAAGTTACTAAAAGCTGTCTTACCTACAGTGAGAGAGTAACACCTAATGCTACTAGGTAAATCTAGCAGGAGCTGACCTGCGCCAACTTAAATTAAAAAGCTGAAACTAAAATTAGAGTTCAGTAGATGTAGGTGATTAGGGGTGCAAGTTAAGGTGATACTTGCAATGCCTAAGTACCAGTTACCCAAATCTTAGGCTCTTGTAGATATGGTGTTAGCGGTAGCATATGACATTGCCAATGTCAAGGGGTCAGTTCAAGTCTGATTATCTACTCAATGTGGGATTAGTGTAATGGTAACATGTAACCCTTCCAAGGTTAATTTGACAGTTCGAGTCTGTTATCCCACTCTAACATCGCGGAGAGAATTGGTATTCAATCCAGTCTCATAAGCTGGACTCCAAGTGTTCGATTCACTTCTCCGCAACTAGTTTAAATTGATATGGAAAAGAGTAGAATGACAAGGACTAAGATAGAGAAGGGCCAAGAAGTGCATCAGATTATGCATGCTTTGACTGCTGATAATCTTAGGGGAATTGTGAAGGAAGCCAATTCCTTAGGGATTAAAAGAGAAGATATAGTCTCTCTCTTAGAGGAGAGAGGTCAGTATGTATTAATATACTATTATGGAGGAGAAGCTTAATTTAGTAGAGAGAGCATTGATGAGTGAGGAGGAGTTCAAGAAGTATCTGGGAAACAAGGCAGATATAGTAGAGGACTCGCTTACAGTAGAGAACCCACTTACAGAGACTCTTAATTTAAGAGATTATAGAGCTGTTGGTAAGTTTAAATCAATTAGGAGAGCCATAAGAAAAGGGTTAGTATCTCCTTCAGGCACTATATGTCCTAAGAGACCTTTCAATAACAGAGCTAATACTAGCAGAAGGAAAGGGCACCACAGCAGAGTAATGAATGAAGTAAAGAAGTCAATATATGGACAACTCAAACACAGAAGGGCAGAATACCTATAATGAGGAGCCTGTTCTATATTGCAAGCATTGTTTATCCTTGAAGGTGAGATTTGTACCTAGGATGAAGGATTCGGATTATTGTGATGAGTGTGGCTCTACTGATATTGGGGAGTGCTCAATAGAAGAGTGGGAGACTAATTACAGGAACAGGTACGGACACAAATATTTGGAAAACTATTAAATATAAAATGATATGGGAGAAAAGGAAGAACTTAGGCAGGAACAGCCATCTAAGATGAGTTATGAACAGTTGGAGAATGTGGCTCATCAATTGAGTGAACAAGTTAAGCAGTTGTACATGAGCCTTCAGAAATCTAATCTGGAGAATACATTCCAAAGACTTAACTATTTATTTAAGGTGGTAGAAAATGGTCACGCATTTAAGCCGGATTTCTTGAATAAGTGTACAGAGGAAATTGAAAATATAATGGCGATTCCTGAGGAGGACACCAAGGAAGAAGGTAAGGAAGAAAAGTAAATATCATCATGGAGAAGCCTAATAATATAGCAAGAGTACCATGCTCTCTAGACAAAAGCTTCTTCAGGTATTGGCTCATGTTCCTAGAACCTTTTCATAAGTTAACCAAAAGAGAGATAGATGTTGCTGCATCTTTTGTGAAGCAAAGATATGAACTCAGTAAAGTTATCAAGGACAGTGAAATACTTGATAGGGTTACAATGAGTGAGGATACAAAGAAGAAGGTGAGGGAAGAGTGTAATATTACTCTTCCACACTTTCAAGTAATTTTGGGTAAATTAAGGAAGAACAAAGTCATAGTAGATGGCAAGATAAATCCCAAATTCATCCCTAATATCAATGCAGATAATGATGCCTTCCAGTTGTTATTACTCTTTGAGTTAAAATGATATATTCTGATATAATTGGTAAGGTTTCCAGTGAGTTGAACCTGCCTGCTAAGCTAGTAGATAGAACATACAGGGCATTTTGGTTATTCATTAACCAATCCATACAATCCTTGCCATTAAAGGAAGATATTGATGAGGAGGATTTTGCTAAGTTGAAAACAAACTTTAATATTCCTTCATTAGGTAAGTTGACTTGTACCTATGATAGAATGTTGGGAGTTAAGAAAAGGTTTAAGATTATAAAACAGTTAAGGGAGAAGAGATGAAGAAATTGTTTATTAGTCAGCCCATGAAGGGTAAGACAAATGAAGAAATAGAAGCTGAAAGAGCCAAAGCTGTGGAAGAGGCTAAGGCAGTACTCAATGATGATGTGGAAGTGATTGATAGCTTCTTCAAAGATGCACCAGTAGATGCAAGACCTCTGTGGTTCTTGGGTAAATCAATTGAGCTATTATCTGTGGCAGATGCTGCATATTTTGCTAAAGACTGGGACAAATATAGAGGTTGTAAGATTGAGCACTCTTGTGCTGTAGAATATGGTATAAAAGTTATTGAGTATGTTGAAGGTTAAGAAAATAAAGCCAATGTTCACTGCACTTATCACTACTATGAACAAGTATGAGCATGATGTAGTGACTGAAGGTGGACTTATTGATACCACAAAACAGCAAGGAGGGTTAAAAGAATACCAGACTGTTCTTGCAGTGGGAGATTCAGTAAGGAATATAAAGGTTGGAGATTTGGTTTGCATAAACCCAACAAGATATGCAGTCAAGCAGCATAGAGAAGGTACACTAAAAGATGGAATTGTAACTGATAATCCAGTTATCAAATACAACTTTGATGTTGTTGAAATGGATGGACAGCAATGTCTACTCCTTCAAGACAGGGATATAGACTTTGTGGTAGAGGAGTGGGAAGAAGTTCCTGACCCTACTCCATCTCCAATTATCCAACCAGACAAGAAAAGACTAATTGTATAATACAAAAGAGTATCAGGAATACTATTCTGATACTCTTTTTTTTTACCAATACTTTATGATAAAATTATTCAGATACGAAGGATATAAGATAATAATATCTGAGGAAGCTCTTGCCCTAAAGCCATTCAAGCAAATTTGGCAAAGAGATAGGACTGTTAACAAGGATAAGGCAATCGCAGAATTGGGATTTATATATTTTTTCTGTGACCCTAGAAGTGATTACCAATATCTTGTTGATGAGGATGAGAGAAAGGAAGCTATTAAAGAGGGAGAAGGTATGCCTCCCAAATGGGAGCCTGATAAAGTAGTAAAGGATGCTATGGAGTTTTACATGTCCTTTAAGCCAATCTCCGCTTTACTTCTTGAAGACACGAGATTCATGGTTGATAAGTTCAGGGCAAAGCTTAGGAGCATTGATTTTGACAGTCTTGAAGTAAAGGAATTTAAGGAGATTACCAGCATTGTAAAGCAGATTACTCCACTTGTCAAGGACTTGGATGAAGCAGAAAAGGCCCTCAATTCAGAAATAAGAAACTCAGGAAAGATGAGAGGTTCAGGAGAGAAGACAATATTTGAAGATGACTTAGCAATATAATTATGTTAGAACACTTTATAGAGGGACTTAATAATCATATTAAGGGAAGAAGAGAAGTTTTAGACATTCAGACTACAGGCCATTTGGTTTTGCAAAGAGAGATTATCCCACATAGTACTTTTAAGGTTTTGAAGACTTATAAGTATACTGTTTGGTTTGTCAAAGATTTCAAGACATATGAGGTACTTACACTAAAGCATACAGTAAGGTCTCTTACTGGTCAGGAAGAGTCTGTGAATAAGGATATGAGTGTTACATTATCTGAAATGTTGTTTAATTGGGTAGGTTCATCATTCTATGATGAAGTCATAAGGGGAGAATATAATGGAATTTCAGAGGATTAAAATGAACAAATATCAGACTGAGCTTACTGAGGAATTGGTTAATAGCCTTCCTCAGGAAGTTCAGGACCAATTATTTGATATTATAAATAATGTAGAGTTTGTCAAGAGACTGATAAGTCCTACAAGAGAATATGCCAAAGACAGGCCAAGGGATGATAAGGGTAGAATTATTGTAGATTTAGTCAATCCCCATATACTTGAGAATATGGATTACTTCAGGCCATCTGCTATACATTATGAGAAGTATGGTACATTTACCAACCTTAGACCTAATGCCAATCCTAATAGTGAATATGGTAAGTGGATAAGAGAAGAGAGAAGAAGGATTTGGGATGGATATGTAAGGGAATCTGATGGAGAATGGGTTACAGGATATTTGTATTGGTTCCTTAATTATTCTCCTATGATGCTATCCAAGATTAGGGAGTATAAAGATAAGGATGGTAAAAAGAGGAAGTCAAAGAGGGCAGATAGAGTAGAGTCATTACCTGAGTGCTGGGAAGGTATATATTGGAGATTCCATTGCTTAGACCAAGCATCAAATGGTGGCCTTTACAACAACTTTGAAGGAGGTCAGCACATGGCTGAGCTTGCATCCAGAGGTAAAGGTAAGTCATATAGTCTTGCATCAATTCTCAATCACATATTTGTAGTGGGTGAGAATAAGGATGCACATGAGAAAGTAAAGGGTGTAGTAACTGCTTATCAGAAGGAGTACCTTACCAAGGATGGTGTACTCAACAAGTTTGTAGATATGGCTAACTTCTGTGCAACTAATACTCAGTTCCCAAGAAAGAGATTAAAGAACTCTTTACAGGAAATGACTTGGACAATGGGGTATAAGGATATGGAGTTGGATATTGAAAGAGGCACTCAGAATACAGTCTTAGGTGTATCATCTAAGGATGATGAATCTAAGTTGAGAGGTAAGAGAGCTGCCAAGATTCTTATCGAGGAGTTTGGTACTTTCCCTAGACTTGTAGACCTATATAATGTATTGTTACCTTCAGTACAGGATGGTGATATTATCTTTGGACAAATCTATATGTTAGGTACTGCTGGTGATAATGAATCAGACTTTGCTGGTGCCCAAGAAATCATGTATAATCCAAGGGGTTACAATATGTATGCCTTACCTAATGTGTTTGATAAGTATAATCAGGGTAAGCCTTATTTTGTGTTCTTCTTCCCCGGTTATGTAAACAGAAAAGGATGCTACAATGAAGATGGGGTATCTGATATTATCAAGGCACTGATTGAGATTCTTATGAACAGATACAGGGTAAAGTATAATTCTACTGACCCTAATACTATTATCAAGACTATTGCTGAGGTTCCTATTACACCTGCTGAAGCTATTGTGAAGACAGGTGTAAACATGTTCCCTGTAGCTGATTTGACTGAAAGAATAGGTCAACTGGATTCCAATCCTACAGAATATAATGATGTCTATGTAGGCGATTTGGTATTTGGCAAGGATGGCCAAGTGGAGTATAAGCCTACTTCTGCACAGCCTATCAGAGATTTCCCACATAAGGACAATAAGATTGAGGGAGCTATCGAGATATTTCAGATGCCTGAGATTGATAAGAATACCAACAAACCTTACAATGACAGGTATATATTAGGTGCTGACCCTTATGATGATGATGAGTCAAATACTATGTCATTAGGTTCCATATTTGTATTGGATTTGTGGACTGATAGAATAGTAGCTGAGTACACAGGAAGACCTTCTTTTGCAGATGATTACTATGAAATTTGCAGAAAACTGTGCCTCTTCTATAATGGTAGACTGAACTACGAGTATAACAAGAAAGGCTTATTTTCCCACTTCTCGACAAGAAATAGCCTTTATCTGCTTACAGATGTGTTGGATTTCTTGAAGGAGAAGCAGATGATGAAGGATGGGATAGGTAATAAGAGTAAAGGTACTAATGCCTCACCTGCCATAAATGCCTATGCAAGAAGTAGGTTGAGAAGTTGGTTACTGTCCCCAGTTCCTGTTATTCAGACTATTGATGGAGAAAGTAAGGAAGTAATGGTTCCAAGACTGTTTACTGTAAGAAACAGGGCACTATTAAAGGAGCTTATCAACTACAACTCTGAGGGCAACTTTGATAGAATATCAGCTATGGGAATGTTGATGCTCCTCAGAGAAGATAAAATGATAAAGTACCAAGGTAATGTAGGTAGGGACAGGCAAGAGAATGCTGAAAATAGCTATGATGGGGAAGACCCATTCTTCAAGAGAAATTATCATCCTTGACCTTGTCAGTAAATTTAGTAAAACGGGAATGGACACTTAATAAATTATTTATATACTTGCATGGGATTATATTTTTATTTAACTTTGCAAAGTAACTAGATTGAAGTATATGGAAGAGAAGTACATAGTATACCTACATATAAATAAGACAAATAATAAAGTCTATGTAGGAATAACTTCTATGGCTGTTAATAATAGATGGAGAGAAGGAAAGGGCTACATAAAATGTGAAATTATGAATAGGGCCATTCTAAAGTATGGCTGGAACAATTTTGAGCATATTATATTGTGTAAAACCTCCAAAGATAGAGCAATTGTTTTGGAACAATATCTTATCAGACATTACAAGAGAAAAGGACTAAGCTACAATATATCTAATGGTGGACAAGGTGTAGGAGCAGTTAGTGAATATACTAAGAATAAGCTTAGAAAATATGTAGGTAGTAAAGCCTCCATGTATGGCAAACATCCATCAAAAGAAACTATAGAGAAAAGAGTTTCTACAAGAAAGGCTCTTGGTCATTATGCAAAAGATATGCCTTGGCTAGCTAAATATAGACTTAGAAAAGGCAAAGATAGTCCTTTATTTGGGAAAGCTCCAAGCGAGAATACCTTGTTAGCACATAGGAAAATAATACTTCAATTTAATTTAGATGGAGAGTTTATAAAAGAATTTAATTCAATTAAGGAAGCCTCTGAGGAGATTGGTGTTTCCAAATCAGCGATTGTACACTGCCTGAAAGGAAAGACTAAAAAGGCAGGGGGATATAAATGGAAATATAAGTATGAGTGAATTTTGTCAATTGCCTCCTCAAAATCTGCCTTTTAATAAAAAGACTAGGGGGTGGAGAAAGAAGCATTTGGACTTTGCTGAGTCTAAGACATTTTTTAATTATAATCTTGTAAGGAAAAGTGTTATACATAAAAAAATTGCATATGACCTTCTTAATGGCAAGCTTCATATGAGTGACCTTGAGATGATATTGAATCCTGAAAAGATACAGGCAAGTTTTGTACCTAACAGGATTCAACATTATCCCATTATGAACAGTAAGTTAAATGTACTGAGGGGGGAAGAGAGCAAAAGAGCTTTTGATTGCAGGGTAGTGATAACTAATCCTAATGCCATCTCTGAGATAGAGAATAATAAGAAACAGGAATTACTACAAAGACTGCAAGAATGGGTCTCAGCCTCTTATCAGTCAGAAGAGGATGCTGCTAAGGAGCTTGAGAAAATAGGCGACTATTACACCTATGAATGGCAGGACATTAGAGAAATCAGAGCCAATGCCTTGTTGAATCATTATAAGAAGGAGTTGAATCTGCCCTTGATTCTCAACCAAGGGTTTATAGATGCAATGGCAACAGGGGAGGAAATGTACCAATGTGACATAGTAGGAGGAGAGCCAGTTGTTGAAAGGTTGAATCCCATGAAGGTTAGGATATTCAAGTCAGGATATAGCAATAGGGTTGAGGATGCTGACATGATAATCATTGAGGACTATTGGAGTCCCGGCAGGGTTATTGATACTTTCTATGACATATTGACAAAGAAGGATATAGAGTACATAGAGAAGATACCTGACCATGTAGGACAGGCTGCTGTAGACTCTATGGGCAATGTTGATGAAAGGTATGGATTTGTCAATAACTACATGATTGGGGATGAAATAGATACTGAAGCAGAAGGATTCTTTTGGGACCCCTTAGGAGGATATGATGGCATAGCCAATTCCTTATTACCCTTTGATGTTGCTGGAAATATCAGGGTACTTAGAGTATATTGGAAGTCAAGAAGGAGAATAAAGAAGATAAAAAGATATGACCCTCAAACAGGTGAAGAGATATTTAACTTCTATCCTGAGACCTATGTAGTAGATAAGGATGCTGGTGAAGAAGAGCAGATATTTTACATAAACGAGGCTTGGGAAGGAACAAAGATTGGTACTGACATATATGTCAATATGAGGCCAAGAGTAGTTCAATACAATAGACTCAGTAACCCTTCAAGGTGCCATTTTGGAATCATAGGCTCAATTTATAATCTGAATGACAACAGGCCCTTTAGCTTGGTAGATATGATGAAGCCATATAATTACATGTATGATGTTATACATGACAGGCTTAATAAGCTACTGGCAAGGAACTGGGGAACATTATTAAGACTTGACTTTGCCAAAAAGCCTAAGGGTTGGGATGTAGAGAAGTGGTTGTACTATGCAAAGACTATGGGTGTTGCAGTTGAGGATAGCTTCAAAGAAGGTAACCTAGGTGCAGCCACAGGAAAAATCGCAGGTGCCCTGAATAATGCATCTACAGGAGCAATTCCTACATCTGACGGTAACCAGATACAGCAGTATATAAACCTTCTTGAGTTCATAAAGATGGAGATGACTGAGGTTGCTGGTATTACTAAACAAAGGGAAGGTCAGGTAAGCAATAGAGAGACAGTAGGTGGAGTAGAAAGAAGTATGGTGCAATCCTCATACATTACAGAATGGCTGTTTATGACACATGATGATGTAAAGAGGAGAGTATATGAATGCTTACTTGAAACAAGTAAGGCTGCGTTGAAAGGAAGAACAAAGAAGTTTCAGTATATCCTCTCAGACGGGTCTTTGAAAGTGATGGAGATAGATGGGGATGAGTTTGCAGAGTCAGATTATGGGCTTGTAGTGGATAGTAGTAATGGAATTCAGGAACTGAACTCAAAACTTGATACTTTGGCACAAGCAGCTTTGCAGAATCAGGCTTTGACATTCTCGACTATTATGAAGTTGTTTGGCTCATCTTCACTTGCTGAAAAGCAAAGGCTTGTTGAAAAGGATGAGAGGAATCTACAGGAAAGACAGGCTCAGGCACAGCAACAGCAATTACAGGTACAGCAACAGGAAATAGAGCAAAAGGCTCAATTGGAGCAAGCTAAGTTGCAACAGGAAGATGCCCTCAATAGAAGAGATAATGAGACCAAGATACTGATTGCACAAATGCAGGCTATGAGTAAAAGTAGTGAAGACGGTAATTCTACAGAATTGGAGTACTCACAGGAGGCCAAAGACAAACTACTTGAGCAGATAAGGGAATTTGATTTAAGACTTAAGCTTGACAAGGAAAGGCTGGAGCATGATAAGGAGAAGGCTGAAACTGATGCAAGGCTCAAGGAAAAACAAATAAATAAGCAGAAAGCAACTTCTAATAACAATAATAAGCAATGAAAAGATTTAGAGATACTATACAAGATATAAAAGCTCCAAGTACAAGTGACCTCTGGATTAATAATGGAGAGTTGAAGTACTATACTAGTAATGGCTCTTCCGATGTATATGTTCTACCAGGTAACCTTCAAACAACAGAAGGATGGTCTACAACAGACGTAGAATCTATTGTAGGGAATTGGGATGAGTTTATAAAAGCTGCCTCAAGTGGTAAAGTGATTATTGGTTGTATTGAAGGTGACTTTAATCACACTATTTACATGAATCTTACACTAATTACTTACGATGGTAATAATGTACTTATATTGGTTTCCATAGCAAATTGTTTTTATTCGTGGGCAGCCTACAAGACTGAAGATGATAGTTCTATAAATTTTGCAGGTATTACTGAACTACTCCTCAATTCTTCTGTTATAAACTCCTTAAATTCTCCTTCTACAACTGCTCCTCTATCAGCCAACCAAGGTAGGATTTTGAATGAAAAGATAGTAAAACTAGAGAGTAAGTCTAATGTTGCAGTGCTTACACCTACAGGTACAAAACTAATGGAGTTGGTATCCAGTAGTCCTAATGTTACACAAGAGCAGTTGGTTGAAGCAGGTTTCACTCCTGAAATATGTAGAAGGTTGAATGCTGGAGAAGTGATTTACATGAGTGGTGAATGTGCTGGTTTTGGTAATGATGCTTTGTATCCAATACAGGGTATTGCCCCTAATTCCTCTCCTGACTTAGTACCGTCTAGATTGTGCTACTGTCACTATAGTAGTTATAGTGCGGATGGCACTGCTAATGGAGGGTGCTTTACTACAATTAAGAAGCAATCCTCAGGTCAGTACCTTGTAGATTATATTGAGGTGTAGTATGGAAATGATGAAAAAGAAACAGGTTGTTGCTTCCCATAATAGAGAGCCTCTTATAGAGAATCTATGGTTAAGGGATGGCAAGTTGCTATACTTTGTCAATGGAGAGTGGCAACCTGTATTAGGTCAAGATTCTAAAGTAATTATAGAGTAACATGTTCACTAAGAATCAAATAGAAGAAATTAGAGACAAATTGGCTCAGTTGGGAGTCAAGGATACAGAGTTTAAGGTAACAGAAGAAGTATCTGAAGATGATATGATAGCCATTGTCTCAGGTGGTGAGAATAAGATAATCCTGTTGAAAGACCTATTGAGTGAAGCAGCAGGTACTATTATTATTGAGTAAAAAAAAAAAAGAATGAAGATTGTTAATTCAATTATGCCAATGAGTGATGTAGAGGCATTGGCAGCAAACGGACAAAAATTAAGAGTAGCGGTAACAAAAACTTCCGCACAAGGTAAGGCAGCACAGAGTGCTACCCCAAACCTAATGTGTTTTAGTACCGATGAAAACAGTGTGTGGTTTAATGGAAAGAAGTATGGGGTACATAAATTTAATAATGTTTCAAGCCTGAATACTAACTCAACAGCAGAACAGGTATTGTCTGCTTTGAATGTCAGTGAATCTTCTGAACTTTATGATTTAGCCCATAAAGGTGTACTTTTCATAGATACCATTTCTGGAAATACGATAGTAAAATATGAAGATGGGAATGACACTTTCCAACTCTATGTACCAAGCTCAGATTTAAGGTCAACAAAGAAACTTACTATTACTGTATCTAGTAATAAAGTGACAGGGTTGACCACTATATCTCATTTAATAGTTGATGATATCAGGAATACTCTGACCTCTACTGAGACTAACAAGGCTCTTTCGGCTGCAATGGGTAAGAAATTGCAGGATGAAAAGTTATCGAAAACAGACGTAGTGAATAACCTTACCACTACTGACACTTCAAAAGCCTTATCAGCGGCGCAGGGTAAAGCGTTGAATGACAAGTTTAATGGGAACAAGATAAATATCAACTTCTCAGCTACTTCAAATTCAACAGATAATGCCACTATAAAAGGCTACATGGGGAACATAGATGGTGCCACTCTTGTTAATAAGCTTACTTATGGTGCAAATCTGGTTGACAGTAGTAGTGATGATTGGGTAATTACTTTGCAGGAGGTAAGTGCTACAAAGGTATCATTTACAGGTATTAGATTCGCAGGTTTTAGCTTATACAGTAAGAATATATCAGTTACTATAAGTGGCAGTAATTATACAAATATGACTGTTGCTCAGGGTAGTAGGTTTGTACCTGCTATAAACAATACCTTAACTTCAACTAGTACTAGTGAGGCTCTTTCAGCAGCTCAAGGTAAGGCTCTTAATGACAGAATCTCAGGTTTGGGTAATGTATATAGGGTAAAAGGTACTAAGACTAACTTATCTGATGTACTAGCCCTTACTAATGCAAAGGCTGGTGATGTTTGGAATGTGACTAATGCCTTTACTTTAGGTGGTAAGCCATATCCTGCAAATACCAATGTTGTATGTATTACAGCAACTAGCTCATCTGACCACGATGAAGGAAATTGGGACCCGTTGGGAGGTACTGTTGATTTGAGTACTTATGTGCCTAAGAGTGATATAGTTGATAACCTATTAACTTCAGATTCAAAAAAGCCTCTCTCTGCTAAACAAGGACTTGCCCTTGCTACTATGATAACGGAATTAGAAGATGATAAGGAGACCTATCAGCTTCTCAAAACACTTGAAAGTGGCACACTATCCACTCAGAGTGAAATAGATGCTATTCTAGGTCCCTATAGTAGCTTCAATGCCGCCCTTAATGCAGGTAAGGTAATACATGGAGTATATAAAGACAGCATCAACAGAATGAATACAGTAGCATTCTCAGCATTCAATGATACTACTAACAGTAGGGTTAGAATGTTTGCGATACTGAGTAATTCTACCTTACTATATATACAGGCTACTTATAGTGGGACTAATTGGACTAGTGCTACCACAAGTGAAGAGTCTTTTAGTGCAGGCATCACTATAGAATAAAAAAAAAGTTATGAGTGCAAAAGGCAAAGAGTTTAAAGTAAATGTATCTACCGACAGAGCTACTGCAATAAGTAGCTCTGCTGGCAGTTACCCTAATGTGTTGTATTTCCCTATAGATGATGATAATGTCATCATATTTAATGGGAACATATATGATTGGAATGCAAGTGTAACTTCCCCTAAGTTAATCTCCTCAGGAGACCTGAATACATATAGGGGAACTCAATATTTAGGTGTTTATTATGCCAATTATGGCAATAGTATAAGTAATAAACCTTCTGGAGTATCACAGTTTGCATTACATGTGCTCTTGGAGAATAATGACTCTTCGACTATACAGGTACTTTATTCAAAAAACAAGATATATACTAGAGCTTATGAGTCATCTTCTTGGTCTTCTTGGACTGAGATTGGTGCAGGAGGTATAACTTCTATACCTCAAGCTTCTAGTTCAGCATTAGGAGGTATAAAGATAGGGTACTCTGATAATGGCAGGAACTATGCTGTAGAGTTGGATAGTTCTGGTAAGGCTTATGTTAATGTACCATGGACAGATACAAATACAATATATAATGTTGCTACTACTAGTGCCAATGGACTTATGAGTTCTAGTGATAAGTCCAAGCTTGATGGAATCCAAGCAGGTGCAGATGCTGTGTCATTCAGTAGGTCTTTGTCTTCAGGTACAAAGATAGGTACCATTAATATTAATGGTACCAATACTGACATATATGCTCCAACAGCAGGAGAGCCAGTTGAGTATGGAGTAGCTACCTCAGCTACACTAGGATTGGTTAGGATTGGGTATCCTGAGAGTGGCAAGAATTATCCTGTTGAGCTTAATTCCTCAAATCAGATGTATGTCAATGTCCCTTGGACTGACAATAACACAACTTACTCAGCAGGAGCTGGACTTAGTTTATCAGGAACAGCTTTCTCCCTAGTGAAGGCAACACCTACTACACTAGGTGGTGTAAAGGTATCCAGCACTGAGATTAGCACAGTATCTACTGTTGCTGCTACTACTTTTGGTTCACAGAACAGAATATATCCTGTCCAGCTTGCTTATCCATCAGGTAGTGCAGGAACAGATGGTAATAAGGTACTTTCAGTGTATGTTCCTTGGGAGAATACTACTTATAGTGTAGTAAGTACCTCAAAGAATGGGTTAGTCAGTATGGATTCTGCATTGGCAGAGCTAGCCTACGAAGATAAGGATGCTGGTAACCTAGGTTCTCTTGCTAGATTTGGAGAGATGGGCATGTTGGAGGTTTCAACAATTGTGGAAGATGACTTAGCTCTGGTTAATAAGAGTAATAGCTGGACAGCATATCAGGACTTTAAGTCAGGTGCTGGTAATTCAGGCTCTGATATGAGATTCAAAAGGGAAGTCACATGTATGCCTGATGTGCTGGACAATCTGATGTCATTAAATGTCATAAAGTATATATGGGAACACCCTGATGAAAATGGTATAAGATGCACTTTTGGTGTGAAAGCTGACCAGCTTCTGTCACTAGGTGGTGTATATGCTACTATGGTCCACAGCAGAGCTGATAAATATGATACCAAGTGGGTAGAATATGATAGATTTGGTGTGCTGGCAATCAAGGCATTACAGGAGGTTGTAATGAGGAACAAGCAACTGGAGAGCAGGATAGAATATCTTGAGGATACGATAAATTCTATGAGAAGAGTATGGGAAGAGAATTCATGACACAAATAGAGGCAGTAGAGAAGGTAGGAGGTTCCCTACCTTCTGCTACAAAACAATTTTGTACAGCCTCTTGGCTTGCAGGCCATTCTGGTATATTTGATACCAACTCCCTACAAGGGTATGAAGCAAAAGACTTTGTGAGTGAAATGCATATAAAGCCTGCTATAGTAACAACTAAATATGAAATAACAATTCCTGAGGTGAGGGTTTCTTTTGGATTTGAAAGTGGCACTCCTCAAGGATTTACATATCTTAGTGACTCTGACCAATTATCACAGACTAAGGCAGTCTTATGTGCAGTACCTGTTGATGGTGGTCAGATTTCTTCAAGTGTATATACTCCTACTAATGGTGGTAGAGATGACAATTATAGTGCACAGTATATGCTATTCTCAGGCATGAAAATATCTGTTGTTGCAGGCACCTCACTAGCTAGGTTATACATAGTATTGTATAATGACCAAAATACCATGGTTCAGTATAATAATAAGAGCATTACCAATCTTATGTCAGGTAACAACATATATAAGCTGGCTAATGCTATTATGAGAAATAGTTCTGTTTACAGTAGCCTGTTTAATGGTGCAAATTACACAAAGACACAAGCAATAGGTGATTCTAATGGTAATGCTACTAATTCTGTGTGGTGTGCTATGCTTCCATTGACAGATGATGGAAAATCTAATGGGAGTTATTCAGTAGGTTCAAGCATGGAGACACCTCCCACTAATGTCAATTCTAATCAGCAATTATACAACTTCAAGGGTTCTATAGTTTACAACAAATTAAGTTCATTTACTCCAACTACATAGCTATGAGAAAGATATTAGTAAGTATTATATCAGTGATTATGCTGGCTTCCATATCCTGTTCCATGTATTACTGCAATGGGTATAAGAAAATGTCTGATGAGTTGGCTGTTGCAGTGAATAACAATAAGGCATACTCCTTGGAGAACAGTTCCCTGAAGAAGGAAAATAGAGTGTATAAGCTAACTGCTGAGCAGCTTGAGTATTACAGTGATTCCATTACTGTTGAAATGGACAGGATTAGAAAGGAGTTGAAGATAAAGGATAAGGATTTGCAATACTTACAATATCTGTTATCTACATCAGAAAGGATAGATACTGTTACTTTCCAAGATACCATATTCAGTGAAACAACATTTCATGTTGATACTCTGATTGGGGATAAATGGTATCAGTTGAAGCTGGGAATGAAATTTCCCAATGTCATTGCAGTGCATCCTAAATTTGTAAGTGAGAAATACATAGTTACACATAGCAAGAAAGAGACTGTAAATCCTCCTAAGAAATTTTTTCTGTTTAGATGGTTTCAGAAGAAACATAGAGTGGTGGAAGTTACTATTGTGGAAAATAGTCCTTATGTGAATAATAAGCAGCAAAAATTTATTGAAATAATTAAATGACATGATTGACCTAGGTATATTAATTACTGGAGGAGTAGGGATAATAACCACAGTAATCAGTGGTTGGACTTCTTGGTTCTTTGCAAGAAGAAAGTATAATAGTGAGGTAGATAATAACCTCATAGAGAACATGCAGCAGTCTTTGGAGTTTTATAAGAAGTTGTCTGACGACAACAAGAACAGGCTTGACGAGGTTCTTAAAAGAAATGCAGAGCTGGAACAGGAGATAAGGGATTTAAGGAAGCAGATGTTCAGTCTCATGAACTCCATCTGTACTGACCTTACTTGTCAGTTGAGGAAAAGAAACTTGAATTTATTTAATGAGCAAAATGGAACTGATAGTAGACAGGAAATGGAAGAAACAGAGTTACACGATAAGTAACCTACTTGTAGATGGGAAGTGGTTCTGTAATGTACTTGAAGACACTGATAGAGGATTAGATGACAGCATGAGTGTCGCTAAAATCAAATCCTTAAAGAAATCAGGCATTACAGCAATCCCTAGTGGAACTTATGATGTAACTTTAGATGTATATAGCCCTAAGTTTGGGCCTAAATCTTTCTACAAAGAAACATGCAATGGCAAATTACCCAGACTTCTTAATGTAAAGGGGTTTGATGGTATCCTTATACATGCAGGTAATACAGATAAGGATACTTCGGGATGTCTCTTGGTAGGTGTAAACTCTGAAGTTGGTAAGGTTCTGAATAGTCAGGATACATTCAGGAAGCTATATAAGCTACTTCAAGAGGGCAAGAATAGAGGTGAGAAAATAACCATAAAAATTCTATGATATGGCAAAGAAGTGTGGTTGCAAAGGAAAAGGTAAGAACAATAGAGGTAAATGATTATGGATGCAAGAATAGTTTCAAATCAAGTTATAAATAGCCTTCAAATATCTGTACTGAAGGAGGTGCCTTCAGGGAACTTCAATCCCGGAGTCAACTTCCTACTGAAGAATATATCTGATGATGATGTGGAGGTTACTATAATTCCAGCAGGACAAAAGGATAGCATAAAGACTATTCTAGGTGTTGGATGGAATCCAGAGATATGTAAAGGTGTTATAAATGCTCCTTCAGGAGTTCTTCAATATGGATATTAAAATATGGCAACAGCAATTATAGGTACATTAAAGCATCTTCCTAAGGCATCAATACTGCCTACTTTACCAGAGACAGGTAGACCTAACAGGATATATTTTATCCCCAATGAAGACCCTACAGAAGATAATAGGTATAATGAATATCTATGGGTAAAGGATGAGACTTATCCTGATGGCCATTGGGAGCTTGTTGGTCCTACCACAATAGACCTGACTGATTATGCCACTAAGGAAGAGGTAAGTGATTTGAAAGACTCCATAGGTGAGCAAATAAAGAAGTATTTGCCCTTATCAGGAGGTACAATGGATAAGGGCAGCAACATATCCTTCCCATTAGATAGTGGGAGTACTGTGTATAATGGTTCTGGAATATCAGTGGGTGGCAAAGCCAGTACTGACATCCTACATGCAGCAGGAGGCACTACTAAAATCAAGACCTTGAATGGAGAATCTATGTTAGGAGAAGGTAATATTGTAATAGACCCTTCAAGTGTTCCAGTATCTTTAAGCTGGTATAATAGGACTAGCAGTCAGCAGGATGCCACAATAAACCTGACAATTGGAGATACCACAGTAAACCTATTCCCTAATATATTCAAATTATTTAAGGCTGGTAAAGTTTCCACTTCCGAGTCCCTTAGTATAGAACTTACTGCTAATCCTGGGGTAAGTGGGGTACCACAAGTTCCTACCTCATTATGCCAGTGGAGCATACCTTTGGCTGACAGTAATACCGCAGGTATTATATCAAGTGAGGATAAGGCTAAGTTAGATAACCTATCTGACCCAAAGAATTTGCTAGCTTATGGTGTGGAATGGGATTCTACCAACAGTAGCCCTGTACTTACTAGAATAGGTAACATGAGCCTGCATAAGTCTCTCCCAATACAATCAGCATTAAGAGGATGTGTATGCCAAGGTAAAAGGATAATGTATTATTTGGACCCAAATGACTGGTCTAAGAAAGCAGATGGTACAGATTCCAGATTGGATGGATATGATGGTACTGTACAGGTAGAAGTACCTGAATTTTATTTGTGGTCTGAAACGGAAGGAACCAAATCCAGAGTATATGTGTCTACCCAAAAAGTAGTTCCTTATGCTATAAGGATTCCTCATATGTTGGTAGATGCTTATAGGAGTACTGTACTTAATGAAGTGCCTGAGGATATGGGCTATTTATCTACACTTCAAGTAAATAGTGCTATTTCAGTTGTAAATACCTCTTCTTATTGTAGAGGAGGAAATAATAGCTCTAGCAGTGATACCTACTTGGAATCGGATAAATTCAGGACTAATTTAGGAAAACCTAGAACAAACACTAGTAGGGCAAACTTCAGAACTTATGCCAAAAATGCTGGCAAGATGTTGCTTACTTATGAGTACTACAAATCAATATTCTATTGGTTGTATGTTATAGAATATGCAAACTTCAATAGTCAGGCAAACTATGTTGAAGATTTGACTGAAGATGGATATAGACAGGGAGGGCTTGGCAATGGAGTTACTACTTGGAGTGATACTGTTTGGAATACTTATAATGGCAGATGCCCAATAACTCCATGTGGGTATTGTAATGAGTTTGGTAACTTTACTGGAATTAAGGACTTGGTAATTCCTGCTTCAGATGGTATCAGTACCGTAACTTTCAAAGTACCAAGGTGGAGAGGATTTGATAACGTGTTTGGAGATATTTGGACTAATCTGGATGGTATCCTAATAGATACTCCTGTCGGTGCCAGTGAGTCCACACCAAACTATGTGTATATTATAAATGACCCTGATAAGTTCACTGATACTTTGTCAGATGCACCTACCAATGCGGATAGAGTAGTAGTATCAGGACATACAGGAGGGTATATTACAAAGTGGGCATTAGGGGAGTATGCAGATATAATACCTGTTAGTGTTGGCGGTTCTGCAACTACTTATATGTGTGACCATTACTGGGTAGATTACGATAATACTCAGGATACGCTACTAGTTGGTAGCAGGGCTTCTTATGGTTCTTTTGCTGGCTTGGCTTACTTCTCTTCTGCTTATAGTTCGGGTATTGTTCATGCCGCTGTCGGCTTTAGGTGCTTAACACTGATAAGCTGATTTGATAAAGAAAAGAAAATCATAGTTTCACTATGTAGGACATATATTATACGACTTGGTTAGTTCTAATTGTAAAAACTAGTTAGTAGCAAGGCTAATAATGGTTCTTGTGCTGGCTGGGCTGGCTGCGGTTCTGCTTGGGGTTCGGTTCTTGTTCTTGCCGCTTTCGGTATTTTTTTTTTGTTTTCTTTTTAAATTTTATATGTGATATATGTTCCTTGCCTCTAGGCAAAAGATAAATAGTTTAAAAAGTACTAGTAAGAGTTGCTGAAAGTGCTTAATATGAAACACCTAAATTATGGTTAAAAGAAAAGGAAATTTGATTTCATCCCTATGCAGGATGGATAATATTCTCTTGGCAGATACAAATGCTAGGAAAGCTAAAAGGAGGAGTAGAAGATTTATAGAAAAACATGATAAGAATATTATAGAAGAGGATAGAGCCTTAGCAAGGTCATTCTCTGACTTAAGTTATAAAACCTCTCCCTATGTTACATATAAGATATATGAGCCTAAGGAGAGACTCATATACAGACTACCGTATTATCCTGATAGAATAGCACATCATGCTATAATGAATGTGGTTAAAGAACATTGGACCAAGCAATTTATAACCAACACTTATAGCTCACAGAGGAATACATAAGTGCCTTAAGGATTTAAAAAGAGATTTGAGGAAGACTAGAGGAAACAACGAGACCCAATACTGTTTAAAGTTGGATATTACCAAGTTTTATCCATCAATAGACCATAACATATTGAAATCCATAATTTCTCGTAAGATAAAGGACACTAAGGTGCTTGAGATTCTGTATGAGATTATAGATTCAGTGAACGGAATTAATGGGATATATGGTAAAGGAGTTCCTATTGGTAATTACCTATCCCAATACTTTGCAAACTTGTATCTGACAGGTTTTGACCATTGGTGTAAAGAGGAATTAAAGTGCAGGTATTACTATAGATATGCAGATGATATAGTAATATTAGGTGAGTCAAAGGCTCACTTAAGGAATGTGCTTGTTGCCATAAAGTTGTATCTTAAACATGTATTGAAACTTGGTGTAAAAGGGAACTATCAGATATTCCCAGTAGAATCCAGAGGTATAGATTTTGTTGGATATGTATTTAGGCATGACTATATTAGGGTTAGGAAAGGTATAAAGAATAGCTGTAGGAAAAGAATAAGACACTCAAATAATCTAGCAGGTATCCTACCTTCCTACTTTGGGTGGTTTCAGCACTGTAATGCAGTGAATTTGAAGAGGACTATACTTGATGAGGT